CAAGGGCGTCCCGACGCTCCAGCGGAGGGGGTAAGCCCGAAGAACCCCTTATCGTAAGATAAGGACGGACCTTGAGTCGGACCTTGAGTCGGACCTTGAGCGGGTAGGAAAGGGGGGTCATAGGGTGGGGGGACGGGTGTTGACCCTCAGTCGGCCTGAAAACGCCTAGGAGAGGCCTTGGCGGGTCTGGAATCGCTATCCCTCGGGGCGGGTCTGGTCGCCGTTTGGGGGGCGGTGGCCTCCTCGGGGATGGCGTACTCCCATCGGACGACCCCTTTCTGGCGGGCGTGGCGGATGGTGATCTCGTTGGCGAACTGGTCGGCGTGGTCCTTGAGGCCGGCACGGCCGCGGCGTTTCGTCAGGGCGAACTTGAAGATGGGTTCGTCGCCTTGGCAGCGCTGGAGGACGGCGCACTCCCTCGCCCAGTTCGTTAACTCACTGGAGCCGCTCCCAGCGTATGCCAGGTCGGCGACGGTCTGGCCCTCCTTGTCCTTGGCCGACCGGGGCTTCGTCGTGTGATGCACGGCCATGAAGACGGCGCCGGTCTCTTCGAGCACCGGGTTGATGCCGTGTCGGAGGAACTCGGTCATCTGCTTCTGATCTGAGACCTCGATGCCGCAAAAACTCATCAGAGGGTCGCAAGCGTACCAGTCGGCGTTGTGACGGACGATTAGCTCTTTCATGCGCTCGATGAACGCCGGCCCGACTGAGCGGGTGTCGCGGTAGATGTGGAGGTTCTCCTCAAGGAGGCGCTCTTCAAACGGATGGAGCATCATGCCGTCGGTGATGGATTGGAAGGCCTCGGCCACGTCGCCCCCGTCGTTCTCCGCTTGCCCCAGGACGACCCGGAGCGGTCGCTTGGGCGTGATGCCGAAGAAGGGACGACCGACGGCGAGGGAGATGAGCAGCTGAAGGGTGAAGGATGATTTGCCGACGCCGGACTGCGAGACGAGGAGGAGTGAGCCGCCCTTGCATAGCCATCGGTTACCGATGAGGCACGTCGGGTCGTTGGCCGCGTCGAAGGAACGCAGGGACGAGAGGGGCATGGCCTCGGCGGTCTCGCGGGTCTTAGCGCGTCCCTTGGCGGCCTTGAGGGAGCCTTCGGTGAAAGCGACCAGGGCTTCGGGGTCGGCGTCTTCTTCGGAGGCGTGGGCGAGGAGGCGGGAGGCCGTGAGGCTGATCTGCCGGAGGGCGGCCTTGCGCTTGATGAGGTCGGCCCATCCTGGGTTGAGGACGGACTGCCCGACGACCGTGGTCAGTTCGGAGATGTAGTGGGCTTCGGCGGACGACTTCGCCTCGCGCAGCTTGTTGGTGACGACCAACTCGTCAGGAGGGACGCCGGCTTCGGAGACGGCCAGGATACAGGCGGCCGTGTCCTGATGCTTGGGCTCGTAGAAGTCCGAAGGGATCAGGCCGTCGGGGAGGGGGAGAGCATCGCGCAGGAGGACGCCGAGGAGGTGTCGTTCCGCGTCGATGGCGGAGGGGAGAGGCATAGGGAGGGGGTTGGGTTGTGCCGATGTGCGTCGGCTTGGTCAAATTGTTTTAACGCTTGGTCGATGGCGGGCCGTAGTGGTCGAGCGTGCGGAGACGCCCGGTCTTGCCGATCAGGACTCGATAGCGGGCCTTCACGAGGACGCCGAGGTCGAGGGCCTTCTTGATGTAGATGCTCGCGGTATGCCCGGCCTTGAGTTTCCATTTGGCCGCCCACTGATCGCGGGTCAGGAAACCTTTGGGGGGCTTCACGGCGCTGCGGTTGATCTCGGCCATGACGGCGAGGAGCACCGGGTCTTTGCCGACGCGGGTGTAGAGCATACGCTTGCGGGACTTGGTCATCGGCTGCGGGGGGTGAAGGTCTTGACGTCCTTGGTCCATATCCATTGGTCGCCCATCTTGTGGACGAGCCATGCCTTATAATCGCCGCCCGCAGTTATAAACCCGGCCACGAAGCCAGACCCCCAACGAGCTGAGGCTAGGCGCTGGGCGCTATACGTCATATCTTCTTTGCGGCAGAGACAGCCGGCCGAGAAAGCGTTCCCGCCTCCGTGCTTGGTAAGGGCGATGCTTGCCAGGTTGTGCGTGTGGCCGTGGATCAGAGCGCCGCCGTAGGGGGCGTAGTGGAGACCCTGCAAAACCGTGGCGTTGGCTCCGTGTGCATATCCGTGTACCATAGCCACCGGGCCTAGGCGGTAGACGCCCTTGTCGGCGTGGTAGGGGAGGATGGTCTTCGCTCCGCATTTGCGGGCGTGGGCGTTGATGTGGTCCTTCACGCCTTGGCAGTAGTCGCGTACCAGGGCGGAGCCGGCGCCTTGTGCAGCGTCGAGGCGGTGCTCGTGATTACCCCATAGCCAGACGTTAGGCCGCCAGCGGTCGAAGAATTGCTTCCCCTCGTCGAGGTCAGCCTGGAGGGACTCAGCGCCTTCCTTATCCGTGCCTACCCCTTTGCGTAGGGAGCGGAAGTCGTATTGGTCCCCGCCCGCGATCTTGATGACGCTGCTCCCGCCAAAGTCCTTGGTGAACTCATAGAGGGCGGCCAAGGCCTCGGGGTCGGCCATGTCGCCATGACTGTCGGAGGCGTAGATGAACTTCGTCAGCTTGCTCATTTGTTGGCGAGGTGGGGGATGGGTTGGCCGGCGTCGTAGGCCGCGAGCATCTCGTCGCGGTGACGGCGGGCGGTTTCGAGGTCCTTGCCCAGGTTGTGCAGGATGTCGGTCTTGCGCCGGCGGATGCGTAGCCACCAACACTCGCCGAGCTTCTGGAGGTGGTGGTTTGGGTTCTCGGTCTTGATGTGGGCCGGCTTGGCGTTTCGCCCGGTGCGGGTATACTTGGGACAGGACAGGAGGAACGCCACGCGGTCGGCCGAGATGCCGATGCGCTTGGCCCATGCGATGGTCTCCTCCATGGTCATGGGCTCTTCCATGATCAGAGGTTCCACGTCTTGGCCAGGTGACGCCCTTCGGCGAGGATGCACTGGCGGGAGTTGGGGGCGAAGACGTACTCCTGGTCGAACGAGTGAAACTGTTTTATCTCGCAGATGCTGTCGAGTTCCTCGTCGTTCGCAGGACCGATGCCGGCCGTGGAGACGTAGACGGTGCGGACCTTCCATCCTAGGTTCCAGAGGATGGACTGGGATACGCGCAGCTCGTTGATATATCGCCAGTCGGAAACGACCACGGTCTCGGGGGCGACCTCATCCGGCCCCATCTGGATCGGGACGAAGTGGGCGAGGTTCTCGGCGAAGACGTCGGGGTTAAGTGACCGGGCGAACTTGCCTAGGGTGACGAGCACGTCCCGATGCTTAACCTTGAAGGCCTCGTTGTGGAAATCGCCCTCCAGGTTCAACGACCACAGGTAGTCGTTTGCGGCGTCCTTAAGGTGAGCGGCGAAGGACGTCTTGCGCGACGGCCGGCGGGACCACTCCAGGATTCCTTCGGCGAGGGTGTCCTTCCCCGCCCTTGCGAAGCCAGAGATTAGGACAAGGGTCGGGGCGGACATGGGTTCCATTAGGCGGAGGGTTGGGCGGCCCGGGCTCGCTTGGCTAGTTTAGCGGCGATGCGGACCTGTCGCCCGGAGATGCCCAACTTGCGGCGGATGCGCCGAAGGGACAGATCGGGCGCCTTGATGAGCGCCTCGATGATTCCCTGCCGCAGCTTGAGACGGTTGTCCATCAGAAGGGCGGGTTGTCGGGCGTGGGCTCCGAGACGAATGGCTTCTGGCTGCCCTTCGGGTAGTTGAAGCGGTAAGCCCACTTCGGCTTGCCGTCCTTGTCGTACTTCAAGTTATTGTCTTTGTCTTTAGCGTGAGAGACTTCCACTCCGACGAGGCAAGTCTGGCCGCAGGCCGACTCGATGTAGTGAATGAACTCAGCCGGCTTTGCGTCGGTGCGTAGGTCGTTCTCGACGAACTTGCCGGAGAACTTGCCGACCAAGATGGTCAACCCCTTGGCGCCGAACCCGGTCCCGAACGACTTCCAGAGGCAGAAGCCTTTGTCGTCGAGGAAAAACAGGTTGCACGAGATCGAGCCGTCGTCCCACACCTTGACCCTGTCGGTCCCCTTCGGGCGGATGAGTTTCAGTTTATACGTCCCGCTTTGCGTGATCGTGGTGAGCGGGCTTTTTTCGTTGTTGGGTTCCATGTTAGGCGAAGTTGATAGGGGTCGCGGCGGAGGTCGGCGCGTTAAGGTCGATGGTCTGGACCTCGTCGGAGTAGCCGGGCCACTCGCCCAGGGCGGTGCAAGACTTGTAGAGGGTCACGGCCTTCTCGAAATCGGCGACCGCGTAGGACGTCAGCTCAGGGCCGAGCTCGTAGACGGCCGTCGCCATGGTCTCCTTCTCGATGCAAGCGAAACGGAAGCCGCGGGGTCGTTCCTTCGTCTCGATCTCGTAGACGGTCTTATAAAAGTGTTGCTGTAGGTTGTAGCGGTACGAGCGCACGGCGGCGAGGAACCCCTTAGGCGATGCGTCGATGCAGCTCTTCAGGTCCCAGATATAGCCGTCCTCCGAGACGAGGTCGATGGCCGACTTGAGAGGACATCCGCAGTAGTCCACGGTGTACATCACTTCGGCCCGGGCGATGGTCACCTTATGCTTGGCGAGGAGATCGCGGGCGGCGCTGCTCATCTGCTCGACGGTCAGGGCGTCCTCGGCCTTTAGGATGGTCTTCCCTTCGTTGAGGGTGGCGAACTCTGCCCAGGCGGCCTTGCCGGCGGTCGTGCGGCGGTCGATGCCATCGGGGGCGGTGGCGTATAGCGAGCCGTAGAGTTCGGGCTGGAGCACGGCGCAATGGATGGCCGAGCCGAGGATCAGGGCGGGCGTGGGCTCACGGTCCTGCTTGAGGTAGGCCTGATAGTGAAGGCCGGACTGAAGAAGGGCCTTCGCCCCGCTGTAGTTAAGTGCGGCCGTTGCGTCGTATGTCTGGCGGTCTGGTATTTGCATGGTGTGCGTTTGGGTGGGAAAGGTTCAGAGGGCGTCGTCTTCTGCGGGTGTCTCGTCTTCGACTTGCGCAGATAGCCGGTTGCAGAGGTCGAGCGCATGGTCGGCGGAGAGGGCGATGCGGTCGAGATGATTCCGCAGGGTCCGCTCGTTCGCGACGATCACCTTGAGGCGGTCATACAGGGGCTTGACGTGATAGGCCTCCTCGATGGCCTCGGGGTCGAGGGCGGTCACTTCGGTCTGTGCGGCGTGGAGGCAGTCGTCGAGACGGCCGGCGTCGGCGATCAGGTCGGCGGCGGGAGTATCCGGGCGCATGGCGGCGAGTTCGGCCGTCAGCTGCGCGAGGAGGTTTCGCATATGTTCGCGGTTAGTCATTGGAGAAGGTGGAGCTCTTTAATCTCGCCGTTAGGGGCGGCGGTGAAGAAGCGGACCTGAGAGCGCTTAAGGGACGGGAACGTCTTGCGCTTCCAGGCGTTCAGGTCGGTCATGAAGTCGGCGGCCTTGCGGGCGGTGAACTCGACGTAAGGGAAGCCGTCCAGGAGGAGGAGCAGGGCGTATTGCTTAGGCACGGTCAGGGCGATGCGCTCGATGCCTTTGGGTAGGTCGCTCATCAGGTCAGGGTTGGGTTCGGTTGAGGAAATCGCAAAAGAGGATGGCGTCCTCGGGGTCTTTCATGGACGTAAAAGCGTCGTCGTAGAAATGAACGGGGGTTCCTATGCTGATGCCTTTGGATAACTTATCTTCCTGCGTCTTTGGGTCGTTGTCCTTGAATAGATACCGACGATCAGGCCCTGGCTTGCCAGAGACGAAGATGGTCCAGCGTGGGCGACTCATTGGCCGAACCGGGCTTGCTTCCACTTGGCGACGGTGGCGGTCATCACGGCCTTGGAAATCTGACAGGTGATCATACCGGAACCGAGGATGTCCTCCATGACGCGGGCAAGTTCGTTCCCCGCGTAGCGGAGTTCACCGATGGTCTGGGCTTGGTTCTCGCAGCGCTTCTCGGCACGGCGGCAGGCGTCCGCCCATACCTCCTCGTTATTACTAGCCATGGTTGCGGGCCTCCTGCCACTCGCGCATTGCGTCCATGACTTCCTCGGGGCTGATGGCCCGGGCGTGGCGGTGACAGTAGGCCAGGGCGTCGCCGGCCTCGCGCAGGGTCTCGACGCGTTCCTCTAGCTGACGGATGCGGGCGTCCTTGGCGGCGGCGAGGTTCTGGCCGTGCAAGGCGTTGAAGGCCGCGTTGACCGGGTCGAAGGGGTCGAAGGGTTTAGGGTCGCTCATCGGCGGATGACGTTGAGAAAGGCGGTTTGGTTTCCGAGGATTGTCGCGACGTGCTCGTCCGGGAGGTCGGTCAGTTTCTGGCCGTCCTTCAGCCAGCCCTTGCCGACGACGTAGGCCTTCGCCTTGTCGGTCAGGTCGGCGGGGATGAAGGCAGACCAGGGGCGACCCGAGGCGGGGCCGGCGGGGCGGGAGGCCGTGGCGCCGTCGTCGTCCGTGTCCACGCTGATGCCCGTTGCGGTCGCTGCCGCCATGCGGCGAAGGTAGGTCACATTGGCCCCGAGTTGTTGAGGGCTCAAGCCTTGCGCGTTTACCATGAGCGCCTTGGGTTCCTTCGGCAGGGTCTCGCCAGAGGCGCCGTGAAGGAGGAAGGTGACGACGCCGACCTTGTTCTCGTCGCTCGCCATGTATTGGACGAGAGAGACGTCGTGATCGGCGAAGCCCTCCTTGATGCAGTCGAGCAGCGCGTCGAGTTTGACGTACTTCGCCTTGAAGGCAGGGTTGATTGCGTTGGCCTTTGGGTTGTGCAGCGCCTTGAGGGCGGCGACAAAGGCGGCGGATGGGGTGCTGGTTTCTTTGGGCATAGGGAAAGGGTCGGTCAGTCCTTGCGGATCAGGTCGCGGATGTCGGGCTTGCCGATGCTGTCCTTAAGGACCGACAAGGAAATCTGTCGGGTCTCGCCGTCGATGACCAGGTTGAACGCCGGGCCGGCGGGCTTGATGGTCGGCGTGAGCGGCTTGGCCACAGTGCCGTCGGGCAGGAGGATGTAGCGGGTGCCGGGGATGACGGCGTATGCCTTCATATCGGGGACGTTAGAGGGTGCGGATTTCTTCATAATGGGAAAGGTTCAGTTAACGGCGCCACGATTGGCGGCGTGATACAGGAGCAGGGCGTCGGCGTTCGACAGCGTCACGTCAATTCGGCTGCCGTAGAGTTCCAGCGCGCGCGCCTTCAAATGGTTTTTCCATTTCTTGCCGTGGTCCTTCTTCTTGCCCAGGGAGTGGGCGGCTTGCCACGCTTGCGGGTTCACGCGGTGGATGCTCCATCCCATGGCGACGGCGGCGCCGTAGATCATGCCGAAGTTCTGGGCGAGGCGGGCGATGGAGTAGCCGGGGATGCCGGGGCCGTAGCCGGTGAGGGACGGTTCCTCAAGGTAGAGCTCGACGTCCTTGGCCTTAAGCGAGAGGTCGGCGATGTACTGACAGACCTCGACGTCCGACGGAGGCATCTTGTCGGCGGTGATCTCGGGCTCTCCATCCTTCGACCACACGATGGCGCCCGATTGTCCGGGGTCTATTGCCACTAGTATGCGTCCCATGGTCAAAGGTTTTGCCGACCGTCAGCGGGTCTGCGAGTCAAATAAATTGGAGACGCGGACGGCGTAGTCGTTAGGCTGCCACGCTCGCTCGCGGGCTCCCGTCAATCCGCGGTTCCAGCACAGGGCCAGAAGGGCGGGGGTAGGGTTGGCTATGCCGAGCGAGGAAAGCCGCCTCCTGAGGCAACGCAGATAGGCGCAAGCCATCATGTCCTGAGCGGTCGCATCGCGCCATTGTAGCCAGGAGTAGGTCGGGCGGCCTTCGGTCTTCAGCTGCGCGTTCGCGTCGGCCCACGCTGAGGCCTTCATCTGGTACTTGCCCCGCTCGCCGTGCCGGCCGATGGCCTTGCGCTGGTCGGAGAGATGCCCGGTCTCGACGTCACCGATCGCGTTAAGGAGGGCCATGTCGGTCTTAGCCTGGGCGGAGAGGCCGAGGAGCAGCAGGGCGACGACGGAGAAGCGCTGGTTAAGGGTCATGACTGTTCCCCCTTCTTCTTGCGCCGACGCTTCGGCTTGATGCGGTATAGGCTCGGGTCAATCGACTCCCAGGGCGTGAGGCTGATTGTGAGGTCGAGGCCTTCCATGTCCTTGTGCGATTGATAGGACATCTCCTCGACGAGCCAGCGCTTGCCGAAGAGCACCATGCCGCAGCCGACATCGACGGAGTCTTGACGGAGGTCGTCAGGCTTAGGTTTGCTCATACGCGTCTCGGGGTGACGGAGCCGGAGACGGTGAAGCCGTCTGGCAGGGTGTATGAGTAGGTCAGGCCGACCCATCCGCCGGCGGCCACGAAGGGGT